GGTATCTTATACCAGTTATCTATTTTCTCAAGAGTTGCCGTATCTATAAGACAATTTAGCGTATTAGTAGGAACTAAATACTTATCATCTACAGTTGTAAGAGGAGCAAATATTGAGTATACTCTCATCTTCCAATCATCACGGGTTTTGATAACTTTATAATTCTTCTTATTTGCTGAGAAGTGTAAAGATAAATCATAGTCAGTAATTAGCGAGTTTCTTGTATGAAGTGAATCTATTATCTTCTTTCTTAAAGATTCTAAATCGTCTTCATCAGAACCCGGAGTAGAATACTTCTGAGCTGTATCCGCTGTTATATAAAATGGTAAGTCTTCTCCGTCACTATCTTCTACTATTATATCATCTCCAATGTATTCAAAGTTAGCTTCTTTACCTTTAGTTAAATACATTGAAAGTTCTATTATACTGTCACGAACTGGTACAAAGTTCCCTCTATATCCACGATTAGTTAAAGTTATTTTATTTTGGTTCAAATCATAGTATATTGTAGGTTTATCAGGAATTGACTTATCATAATACATAGACTTCTGAAGTCTTTTAACTTCATTTGTAAACTCCGATACTCTATAATATGGAGTAAAGTCTATAAGTTCATCTTTATAAGTTATAGGGTATACGTCAGTTGTAGAATCTATATAACGATAAGTTTCTATTTGTCTTTTATATTGATAAAGTATTAAAGATAGTATCATTCTCTTACCTTGCTTTATAACCTTTATATTCGGATTTATTATCTTAGATATAGGATTATATAAAGCATCTTTGTCATATCTTGCTGTAATTGCCATTTGACCTTCTGGGTCATATATTTGTATATTTATAGGATAATCAAGAGAATATATAAACTTTCCTATCTTTACTTCTAAAGTATGAGGCAAAGCATATCTATATAACTTTGGATTTATTCTTTCAGCATTTTTAAGTACATCTTCTATAAATATAGTAAATGTAAATACACGAGATGATGCGGTTGCTAGTTGAAATGATACATCTGCAACCTTATTCCACTTAAATAAACTATCTTTAAACTCAGCAGTTACCGGAAACATTTCACGAGAAGATATATAAGATGAGTACGAAACTATATCATATAACTCTCCTAAACCTTGAGTTTGATAAAAGGCTGTAGATAAAGCGTGTACTCTATCAGGGGGTAAGCCTAGTGTATCTAAAACCACAGCCATAGATTTTAGAAACTCCTCTTTTGTAGAGATAAATTTATCACTTAACATTTATTCCTCCTTATTTCTTAATATAGTTCGCAATATTATTATATGTATTTTGTATAGAATTTGCGTATCCTGTTGCTGTGCTTTTAACAGCACCTGCCATACTTTGTGCTTTATGTACAGCCGCATCATAAGCTCCAGATGCTGTATCCACTCCTTGATTTATAAGCTTTTCCGCTGTTCCTCTAGGGTCTTTTATAGCACCCATAATTCCACTCGTTACAGTTTTAAAGAATCCGTTTTTCTTGACAACTTTAGCTTTCATCTTAGGAGCAACTTGAGCTGACGAGAATGGTACAAGTTTATATCTTCCTGTAGCATTATCGTATATTACCTCAGCACCATTAGTCCAATAATATTGTAAGTTTCTATCTTCTTTTGGAAGCCATTTATCGTAGTATTTTTTAGGCACATATCTTTTTTGCATTTCATTAAATTCATACAAAGCATTTATATCAAATGGCTTAAATACAGAAGACGCAAACGATACAGTTATTTCTCTTATTTCTCTATTTATCATACCTTGATTTGAAAATACAGAAAACGGTATAGTCTTAGGGAAATTTCCTACAAGCTTTGCCCAGTATGTAATAGATAAGTCATCTTCTTCTGTACAGAAGATAAATATAGGACAAGTATAGCTCATTCTATTATTTACCGTGTCATCTGGGTGCTGTATTATAAGTCCATCCTTAACTCTATCTATATATGTGACCCAAGCATAAATAAGTTTGAATGCTTCAGCTTGTCTATCCATAGCAAAGGTTAAATTTATAGGAATATTAATCATAGACGCACCGTAATTTATTCCATATTCTTGCGATGAACCGTATCTATTTGCAGGAGAGTTAGAAACGTCAAGTGTTGCATCTTGAAATGATATTCCTACTATTCTATTTTGAAGCGATGTCATCCAAGGAGTAGCACCGTCTATTCTTCCATTAAGCTGCAAAAATAAATCATAATCTCTTAGAATAAACTCAGCAAGGTTATAATCATTTCTCACAGATTCTGCAAGTTTATTAGAATCTTCTTCTTGTAAGTTGCAAGTAGGCTTACCTATAAAGATGTGAGTTCTTGTATGAGCAAGAGTATTATCTATTAAAGTTACACCTAATCTATTTACAAAGTTACGTTCTAAATCCTTACCCTTTGATATATTACCTGTCATACCATAAGAGTTTTTAATAGTTTCAGCAAGAGATGCAAATGTATCATCTGAGAATATATCGAATCCGTCATAAGAAGGACCAGTAGCCGCAGGAGAATATCCAGAAGCATTCCATATCCTATGAAAGGCATCTAGTTTAGGTTTACCTGTAGTTCTACCATTCATAGCTCCAGCTTCTCCGAAAGCATCGTGAGCGGCTCCACGAAGAGCAGCCATAAGTTTATCCTTATCATCTTTATTTCCCGAAAGTCTATTTATATCTTGAGCATCAGGTCCTGTATATATTTCATGATAAGGGTCTCTATTTTTAAGAAGCTCAGATTTCATAGTACCTATAAGTCCACCAAATGTGCTATTAAGTGCCATACCCAGTGGATTTCCTAAGAAGTTATTTACTTTACCTAAGATTCCTCTTTGAAGTTTTGACTCTATTTTTCCTATGGTTGAGTTAATTTTATTATTTATCTTTTCTTCAACTCCACCCACTACACTATTTATTCTACCTTGAACTAAACCTTCTATATTTGAACTTCCGGTTCTTATGGCATTATCTACAGCATTACCTATATTACCTATAGCATTATTAACAAAATTACCCGGTATTTCTTGAGCATTTTCCCATATTTCATTCAATCTTCCGGGACCAAAGTTTGAGCTTAGTTTACTTGCGTATGTATTATACGTCTCTTTTGCTGTCTCTTGGTTCTTTTTAAACTGTGCTGTTGCAACATCAGAGACACTTCCACCAGCTGATTTTTGGTTATCATCTGCCATTGTAAAACCTCCTTTTAATTATAATTTTTAAACTAAAGGGCTGTTTTTCACACTTTTGCGACAAAAAAAAAAATGGTGAGGATAAACCTCACCACTTATATTTTATTCATTTTCTGATGACAAATAACAATAGTCAAACATGTTTATCCAGAAATGAGTTGCTGTTTCTATACAAACTTTAGGTTTTCTCCACCCTCTGTGATTTCTTTCATAATCGTTTAAGATTTTTAGAAGTTCTATTGTGATTTCTTTCACAGTCTTACCTAAGTTACTATCAATAAATATAATATAACTCTTTTCTTTATTTATAATATCTGTGATATCAGATATTATAAAGTCATCTTCTACAGCATACTCTACATATTTATAATCACTATCATAATTAGATTTAAGTCCTTCTCCTCTTTTAGTTATAACAAGAGCGGATTTATTATCTCTATTATATTCACGAACTAAGTCCATAATATTTTCAATTCTCTTATGTATATTTGCAATAACTCTTGTATTTTTCATCCAATCTATAAATTTATAGTAGTCTTTAAGCTGATTTTCTTTTGGTTCAAAATCTTGATTTGCAAAGAAATGCTTAGCTATAGCAATAATAGTATCTCTACTCGCTATATATTTATCATAATGAGTTTTATCTACTATATACTCTATGAAGCTGTCTAAATCCATTTCCTCAGAATCTCCAATCTTTCCATTGAATACTCCTGTGACTTCTACATCGTTGTCATCATTCACATAAATAGCTGTATAGTAATCATTTCTAGTTTCTTCATTTATGCAGAATGGGAAAGACTTAACATTATTGAAAACTGGGGTCACTTCTCTTATTTTCTCTCTTGCTTCATCTTGAGACCCTTTAAAGACATATCCTTTAAGTCCAGCCATAAAATCTCTAAATCTATCTCCTACTAAAAGTTCTCTTTGATAAGTAGTTGCATCCGGTATTTTAAATTCGAGTTGCGATGCTATAGATTGCAAAAATATTGCACCTTTTAGATTTTCCATAAATCTTGCTACCATAGCGTGAGCTTCAGATATAAGGTTTTCATCGCTATCAGCTACAAGTTGCACAAAGTATCTCATAGATTCTATAGACGTTCCACTGTATACAGTTTTAGTATAATGATTAGTAGGGGCATTTTCAAGACATCTTGTACAGTTTTCTATAAACTCTACTGGATTTATATATACATTGAATTGTGTAATACTATCCATTATTCTTTTAATTCTTTCTATTTCTTCATTGTATTTTGCTACAGATTTCAAATCATGTGCTATATGATATATAAAACAGAAATCATCAAAATGTCCATCTTCTTGATGAAGAATTACATCACATCTTATAGGCGAATCTGCTTCTCCTATTACAAGTTTACTCATTCCTATTGTCATCACTTGCATTTTGTATATTTCTGTATTTAGTTTTCCTTTATTTAATAATGTTTCATTTGTAAATACTGTCATTTTAATTCCTCCTTGAATTTTAAATATTAAAAATAAAGGGTGAGTTAGTCTCACCCACATAAAACTATTTACTTATAACTGAACCTTCTGGAACTATTTTGTTTCTATCTTGTCCCATGATAAGTTCAAACCCATTGTTATTTAGCACATATAACGCTACTTCATCTTCATTATATGAAGCTCTCATTTCTGCAACTATATCAGTTAGATACTTTGTAGTACCTTGGAACGCATATACTGAATTCATATCCACAACTACTATATTTCCATTTAGTGCGTCATAAGCATTTATAAATCTTGCCATATCTGGACCTTCATAATCAAGTCTTACGACTTTAGCTTTGATATTTTTAGTCTTTTGTGTGAATATATCATCACTAACCATATATGAAGTTATAAATAAAACTTCTTCTTCCTTTTCTATTTCTTTATCAGATTTCATAAGATAGGCTTGTCCTAAATCTTTAGCATTCCAATCAGGTGCCATAAAGTTTCTTGAATTAGGTATGAATTTTAAACCTGATATAAATCCACAGATTTCACTATATCCTTTCTTATCACAATTATCATCAGCTTCATATTGTTCTAAAAATTGATTTAATAAATGATTAGGAAAATATCTATCTGTAATTACTGGTAAATCAGGTAATTTATCTAAATCATGATTTACAAGATATCCTATGAAATCACTTAAACTACATTCTTCTATTTTCCCTTCAGGCTTACCATCTACGAACTTTTGCATTTGCATATATCCACCATTTGCATCCCAAGATGTAATAGCTGTAAAAGTTTGATAAATTCCTTTATCGTCTTTCTTACCTACTTTATTTGTCATAAAATCTAAAAGTCCGTCAAGCATATCTTCTACTCCTATACCAATTCCAAATCCTATTCCTTTTACGTTTTTCTTTTCCATTTTTAATTCCTCCTTAAAATTTTTATTTAGTATTTAATTATACCTATTGCTAGGTTTATAATATATAAGAAATAATGTGAATGGTGCACGAAGCACCATCCTACATATTACTATCTGAAGTGTACATTGTATTCATATTCAGCTTCTTTATTTTGTTTTAAGTATTCTTCTTCTATATTAAGCTGATTAGCACATAGAAGATTTCTGTGGTCTTGATAAGTAGAACCATTTATAAGTACATTAACTGTATTACCTATGAATAAGCAAATAGTAGAGAACTTTCTTCTTACGTTTTCTCCTATGCTTCTGTAGTATTCAGTTAAGTCTTGTAAAGTTATAGTAAATTCGGTTTGAATTACAGTTTCAACAGCTACCGAACCCGATAAACTATTCTCTGGTCTATTTGTTAGCTTTTGTTCACCATCTACAGTTCTATTAACCCAATCTAATTTCTTTAACTTTTTAAGATAGTATTTTACATCATTCCCTTCAACGCTTCTACAAGCATAAGTTTGATATAAAGTATTAGGGTCATCAGCTGTCTTTTTAATCATTCTCCAAGGAATTCTTGTAGCAGCTGTAAATCCCGGAGCATATCTATTAACAGCTTTTACAACAGCACCGTCTGCTCCACCATTACAAAGCATTACACCGCAGTAGTTTAAATCACTTTTAACTACAGATGAAGTCGCTGTAATTGATGATTCTAAATCCTTATCAAGAGTTAGAACTTCAATTTTATTAGTTCTCTTACCAGTTAGAAACTCAGCAACAAGTTGAGTTACACCAATAAGCATAGTATTTTCTCCTTCTTTTCTTCTTCTAAATAAAGTTTTACCAGAAGGAAGTGTTATATTTTCTTCTTTTCTTATAAGAACTCCTCTTACCTGATTTCCAGTTGAGGCATGATTTATGTCTGAAGATATACTTACTATATCACTAAATCTTTTCATTTTTAACCTCCTATGTTTATAATATCTACAATATCTGTTTGTAAACGTCCGCTCTCACGCTTTATAAGTGTATCGTAAACTCTTAAATCTGAGTATAATCTTTTCTTAGTTTTATTCCTTAAGGTATCGTAAAAACCTAACTTTGCATGTCTATCCCAGAAATAAGTTTTATACTTATCATTTAATATATCAAAAGTTACGACGTAATCATTTTCAAATTCACGGAACTTCTTTTGATATGCGTGGTCATCTATTATTATTTCTCTATCATGTTCCCATACCTTTACTCTTACGTGTGGTATAGTATCTTCTATATAGAAATAATCATTATCATACTCTTTAAACCACTTTTGAAAACCGTCATCGTATGTAAACTCGTTAAGGTCAGGTCTTATGTATTCTACTGTATTAGGAACTGTAATCCAAGGTGGATATAAAACCTTACTTCTATCTCTTTCTCCTTTTCTATGTAGCAAATCAGTTACTTCAAGATATGAGTGAAGTCCTGACATTTTAACTGTCATTGTAGCTTCTTCAAAAGTTGTAGTTGTAAGTCTATCCCAAAGCCATACGTGATTTTTAATTAAAGTTTCAGATAGTATTCTTTCGTAATCATCAAATATATAAGAAGTACCTGAAAGTCTCAAATCTACAGTGTAAGATTTTAAAAATGCTATCATCTTAAACATTGTCGTTTTAATAGTTTGAGCTTCATCTTCCTTTATCTTAGATAAGAAAGATAAAAGATTATCTCTCGCTGCAAGATGAGAAGGGTTACAATAGTTATACAAATCTTCTATTAAAGATAGAAGTTCTTCATTCATATTAGCTTCTACATTTGCTCCAGTTGCACGTAAAGATTGCAAATGTGTATATAAAGCTGGATTTGAATGAGATAACCATTCCGAATAAGTATTATAATTCTTAATATCTTTATAGTAATGATTTATAGCCATAGTTCCAACCATGTGCTCAAGCTTCATAAGTTCTTTCATTATATGATAATCAAAATACTCAGTTTCTATCATCTTACGTAAAATACCCAAAGCATTTCTATTATGTAAAAGTACATCTAAGAAATCTACAACTGATATAGATGAGTTAAGAGTTTTGTAATAGGTTAGATATTCCATATCTTTTGGAAGATTTCTTTGAAAGGCATCTACTACATCTTGATTTAGTTTAAAATGATTGTCTATTCCGTATATGTATATAAGTCCTTCTGCATCTTTTATTATATCATCTTCAAAACCATTCTTATTTATAATAAGTATCATAGCATATACAAATGCTTCCCATAAAGTTGCTGGTAGTTGAGCCTTAGTAAGAGTTAGCTTAAAGTCCCCTAGTCTTTCTTTATTTCCAAATAAAAAAGACATAAACTCAGATTGAGTAAAAGCATTCTCAGTTAGAGATACAACATTATCTACTCCTATATACTTAGTAGTAAGAAATGAGAAGTTTTCTTTAAGTACCATATCTTCAAGCTTATCACGTCCCAAACCCCATCTTTTATCCTTTGCTACAAACTCTCCAAAAGGTATCTTAGCTTTAGTATCTCCTTCTCTTATATTGTAGATATAGTTATGCAAATCTGATGCTCCTATCGGAACTCTTACAAAAGATAGCTTATAATTCTCTTTTAAAGATTTGCTCTTATCATAACCCTTTTCAAAGTCTACATATTCTTTATAAAGAATATACTGATAAACGTCTTTAATACCAAATGCTTCAGCTATATTTATAATAGACGATTTATCTCCTTTAAAACGAAGAACTCTATTTATCTTTTCAGCAAAAGCAATTCTTACATTCTTAGGTAAATCAGCAACGTAAGGAATCGAAAACGTCTTATAAAGACTATCAAGTATATCATCTGATGTAAAGTCAAATTCCAAAATATTCATAGGATTTTCAGCCAAGATTACATACATAGTAGCACAGATAAGATAGGTCGCCATTATAGGTTCATAGTATTCATATGAGTCATTATAATACTCATTAAAGACAGTTCTTGCAAACGCAAGTCTTAAATATTCATATACTTCTGCAACTCTATATCCAATATTGTAATTTACAGTATCTATATATAAAAGTCCAAATTTATCAGAAGTTCTAGTTACATAAAAGGGTATTCTTCTTTGAATGAAATTAAGATATTCTTTATCCGCATTTTTCTTTATTATCTCCTCAAGTATTCCTTTATTTTCTAAAATTGATAGCTCTCCTTGACTCATAAGGTGAAGCGGCGTATTATCTGTAATACCATCTATATGGTATCCTAAATAAATGTAATCTTCCTCTCTATAAGGATAACCCATAAGAGTTAGTACGTATCTATTTTCTTCTTTATAGTTAGCTATTATCTTCTGTCTTTTATTTGCGTGTAATTGCTCTCTTTGAGCAAGTGTTGTAAACCTAGATAGTTCACGTACATCTCTTTGTATTACTATTATATCATTGCTATTTACTATTCCTATAGCATTTAGTTCTTCTGTAGTATAATCGTATTCGTAAACTGTATCAGTTCCATTATACGCATTTTTATATTTATTAAATCTAACCTTCATTTCTTCTGTGTCCCATATCTCAAGTTCTTTCTGTCTTTTTATGACAGCTGTCTTAAGACAATTAAGAATATCTCGGTTATCAGTTACAAAATCATCAATCCGTAACATAGTACACCTCCTTTGATTTTTCAAATAGCTGTTCGTCATAAAACCCTCAGAAACAGCTTAAATAGAAGAAAAATAACAATTTTAGGAGGTATAAACATATGGAACTTACTATTATAAGTTTGATAGTTATGATAAATTTAATGATATTCGGTGGAGCCACATTATTCGTAATGTATATACTAAAATCAAAGGAAATGGAAGATAAAAGAATAGAAAATGAAAGGCAATTTATGCTTGAGCAAACTAGACTTTCAATAGAGCAAACTGAGAATAAACGAAAGGAAGAGGAAAGAGTGAGACGGTATTTACTCGATAAGGAAAAGCAACTTGCAGATATTAAACTTCGTGAAAAGGAAATAGATTATAACGCTTCTCTTGACGTCAAGAAAGAAGTTTATAATCCTTTAGAAGAAATGATAGAAACTGTTGTAGAACCTTACTTGAAATTTAAGTACACAAATATAGAAAAAGACCCTAAAGACTTTGTAATGGAAGATATAATAATTCCTAGATTTGGACCACATAGAGAAAATGATATAAAAGATATTTATAAAACTATAGTTTCTGATATGTCTCCTACTATGAGAAATATACTAGGTAAATATTTAAAAGATGAAAATTTAGATATAATGATAGATAAGATGATAAGACTATACTACAATAGAACTCTTGATACATTAACTAAATATAAAAATGAGCTAGCTTTACGTGAGCAAGCTGTAATGTCAAGAAAAGACCCACTATTTATAAATGGTAAGCTTAATAGAAAAGCGAGAGGACTTTCAAAAGAAGCGGCTGATGCAATAGAATACTACAAGATACATAATGTAAAAGATTTGGTAGAAGCACAAAAACTTATGCGTGATGAAGAACACGCTGACTTATATATAAATGCACGTTATGAAAATGAAATACGTAATGGATTTGACCACGGAGTAAATATATTAAAAGTTGACCCTTCACAATACGATGACTTTTTAAGGTGGAAATTCCCAGATAATTACGGTTTATATAATAGATAAAGGAGAAGATTATGGAAATATTTAATATAGATAAATTCATAAGAGCAAGACAAGTAAAAGAAGTTACAACAACTAACCTCTTTCTTGCTTCAGGTTCACCAGACCCTGAAGGACTTGTATCTCAAGTTATATTTGGTACATCTACAATAGATAGACAATCAAGATACGGGTACATACAACTTCATGGAAAGTTTATGCACCCTATTATTTACAAAAGAATATTTAAAAGAAGCTATAGAAAGATAGACGGAATTATAGCAGGAACCGATTACTATAATATAACTGAGAAAGGTGATTTAGTACCAGACCCTGAAGGATATACTGGACTTGAATGGCTTTATAAGAATTTTGAGAAGATAAAGTTTCAGAATATAAATATGGAGCAAAGCGACGATGATATAGAACTATCTTTATTTAAAGAAGACGTAAGAGCTGTTATGAAGAAGTATACAAAGGACCAGCTATTCATTGATAAAATTATAGTGATACCTATAGCTTATCGTGATATAGATATAAGAGACGGTCAAATGGGTATAGATGAGCTTAACTCTTTATATCGTTCTATTATGAATAAAGCTAAGATGCTACAAGATAATAAGAATGTAAAACTGTTTGATTTGAATAGGCTTATGTTTCAAATGCAACTACAAATAGCACAACTGTCTGACCACTATAAAGCTATAATAAGTGGTAAGTATGGACTTCAAAGAAAAAGAGCACTGTCTAAAAACGTTGATTATGGTTCTATTGTAGTTTTATCAGGACACGAGTTTGACGGAGATAAGTTCTATGATGAAAAGGTAAATGTTGATAAAACTGGATTTCCACTAACTGCCATAGTTACAAATATGCAACTATTTATAATAAGAAGAGTAGAGGACTTCTTACGACAACTTCCTATGACAAAGAAGAATGGTGAGCAATTTTCTTTAAGAGAAAAGGAAATGTATTATGACGGTGAGAAGATAAAAGAATATATACAAACCTATGCTCACTCTATATCGGAAAGACTTAACTTTGTTGAAACTCCAGACGGCGGTAATGTCACATTTACTTATAAAGTGGCTGGAAAAGAAAAGACAAGATTTATGACAATAACTGACGTTTTGTATATGTTTGCTTATAGCGAAGCTGAACTTGCTGAGCGTCATATGCTTATAACTCGTCACCCTACTATGGATAGCTTTAACGTTATACCTACTCTTATTCACGTTCTATCAACGATAAAGACGATAGAAGTTGAAGCTTATGGTATGAAATATCCTTACTATCCTGATATAGATTATATCTTTGATAAGTATGGAGATTTACAAGTTAGAGAAAATGCGATAAAGGCAGAAAGAGAATTATCGGGTTATTTTACAGAATCTGAAAAGATATCAACACTACAACTTGAGGGAATGGACGGAGACTTAGATGGAGATAAGAACATAGCAAGACCAGTATTCTCAGATGAAGCAAATGAAGAATGTAGACAAAAAAGAGAGGCTCTTGCATCACACTTCAATATGAGAATGGAAAATATGAAGATACTTGGAACTGATAGTGTACAAGCTCTATATTCATTTACAGTATTTAGAAAAGATGCACCTTATGCTAAACCTGCTACAATAGAAAAGCTAAAGAAAGCTAAATCAGATGATATTACTGTAACTTATTTATTTAAAGAACTAAGACTTGCCGATACTACTAAATTTAAAAGAGAGAACGATATAAGAGATTTAATACCTATTAAAAATGGTGAGTTTGGTTATAAGGGAAAAGATACGGTTTGTACAATAGGACAATTCATAGCTTGGAAACTTTTATTTGAAGATTGTAAAATACCAGTTCTTACAGAAGTTTTAACTAAGAAAGTTATAGAAAGAACATTTACAGAAATAGGAGTTAAAATACAACACAAAGAAATCACAATAGACGATTTCAAGAAGTGTGTAAATAGATATGAAGCATTCTCACTTCGTATGACTTCATTTGTGAACCCTTCTGTATCTACTGAAATGCTTATTCTTACACCAGAGATAAGAGAGCTTAAAGCAAAACTTATAGAAGAAAATAAAGCTGGAATTGAAGCAAATGACCCATATGCTGCGGCTAAGGTTGAAAAACCACTTATAGCCAAAGTGGACGAGGTCTATAAAGACACACCCGAAATGGAGTATTATAAATCTGGAGTTGTATCGCTTGATAACCAATTTAAAACTCTGGCACTTATGGCAGGAGCATTACCACAAGATGAAGACTTCAATAAGTTTAAAGTTGTTACAGATTCTCTATCAGACGGATTACAAAAGAAAGACTTATCTTACTTTGGTAATATGGGACTTGTAGGTGGATACTCAAGAGGTAAAGCACCAGAAGTCGGTGGAGCTATGGCAAAACTTGCAGGATATGTATATCAAACTATGAGACTTGATAAGTTTGGTACTGATTGTGGAACTAAAGTATATTGTGAAATATATGTAGACCCTAAAGCAGAAGTTGAATATTATGGAAGATATGTTCCTGAAGGAAATGAACTTGTAATGATAACTAAAGAAAACTTCTCAAAATATGCTGGAAAGAAAGTTCCTATGCGTTCAGTTTTAACTTGTAAATCTCCTTTAGTATGTAGCAAATGTGCAGGAGAAGGAATATACAATATCTTAGGAATATATGATAAACCTGTAGATTTTGGACTTAAGCTTAATAAACAACAACACGAGCTTGTACAAAAGAGACTTAAACTTTCTCATGATACTTCGGTTAAATTCAAGCACTTAGACTTTAGCTGTATAGTATCTAGTAAGAAGAAAGGAAAATAAAAAAAAAATAGGAAGGGGCGTCCCCCTTCCATATATTTTTAATGGGATTTATGTCTTTACTATATAGTATAATGGGATTTGTCTAATATTGGGATTATAGACTTATACTGTATATTTTTCCAAGTGTTTCCGTTATAGGTAAGTATTTTCAAATACTTGTAAAAGAGCTTGTATACAATCTGCAGCGTCGTATAAATCGTCTTTTGATTCAATATGAAATAACTTACCGTCTTTATCAGCTGGAGCCCAAGACTCAGCATATGTAGAAAGTTTGGCAATTCTTGCCTCTGTATTCTTTCTTTCATTTTCATCTAGTGGTACGTGGTCAAGTGTCCAGTATATCATTTGACAATCTTGTCCACCAAATGAAGCTGTTACAAATTCCAAATCTCCTATTCTTGGAACGAAGTAACCTATATCACGAACAGCTATCTCATCACCTTTAACACCAAAGTTTTCAGCTGAGATAACTAGGTGAATGTCATTCATGTGAAAATATTTATTAAGCTTTCTTATTATACGAGATATATACTCATAATTTTCAACACATACAGCGATAGACTCTTCCTTGACATCTAAGAAAGTACCGTCTGTATGTTTAAGCATATCTGCTCTTAGATTTCCAATG